GTTAATATGGGCTCTGATGAAATGGTTACAATTAACGAACTTGTTGATATTGCTTGCAGCTTTGAAAATAAAAGTCTTGTACGTAATCATAAATTAGACGCACCACTAGGTGTACGAGGAAGAAATTCTTGTAATAAACTTATTCAACAGTCAATCAGCTGGGCACCTAACTACCCGCTCAAGAAGGGTCTTGAGACCGTTTATTACTGGATTAAACAACAATCTAAATTATAATTATTTATATGATTATTGAACATCCGATTTATAACGGGAATTTAATTCACTCCCGTTTTGCATACCGCTTCTTTAATAAAGAGGTATCGCCTTATGGTAATATTGTTGCTTTTAGAGCTCCAATGTTTGTGAGCGATAACTTGATTGATCTTGAAGATTCACTTACTAAGGATTATATCTTTAGTGATGATGCGGTTAACTTCTGTTGGGAGATTCCTAACTTGTGCCCTATCGGTGCTGTAGCCTTCCAACGACTTCTTAATACGGCTATTGCGAATGTCTTATCTCATATTATTCAAAAGCCTATTCAGATGAAGGGTGACGATCTTATGGTTCATGATAAGTTTCTTGGTTCGGATAAGACGGAGCGTGAAGTAGGTAAGGTGAGCGTATCCATTACCTACTCAAAGGATAATGTAGCAATTGGTCATACAGGTATCAACGTTAATGCTGGTAAGAAAGCTCCTGGATTTGCTTATAGTTCTAATCTTAGTGATGATCAGATCGAAGTGTTTATCGCTAAGGTTGTAAATTATTTTAATACAGAAATTAAGGACATTCAAATTGCAACGAGCAAGATTATTGTATGAACTTCTTTGATTTACTAAGAAAATTAGTTTTTAGTAAAAAGACAAACGCTGAAGATCTTGACTATGAAGGTCTTCAAGCGTTTGTTCCATTTATGCTAAACCGTTGGGTTTCTTTCTATGATCGCAATCAAGCTGTACTTATTAATGAAACGTTTAATAAATTTACAGGTTTGTTTGATGATAAAAATGAGCACTATAAACTATACCACCACTTACTACCTACTTGCAGATACAAGAAGATTGAATATGTAAAAAAGAAAAAAGAAAAAGAAAAAGAAGGGGATAAAAATATTGAAATCCTAGCTCGTAATCAAATGATATCACAACGTGAGGTAAGTATATACCTTGACTTTATAAAGACACTACCTAATTAACTATATGGCATCAAGAAGTATCGATACACTAGCACCAATGAAAAGTCTTATTGACTTATCTTCACACTCAGATGGTGATTTTGGACTAGAGGATTTGGAATTAACTTTTATTTTAGATGATATTATTCTCGTAGAATATGTCGACCTAACCGCTGACGGTGATGGTATCCTACGTAATGGTATTTATATTCCTACAAATACCGTAACAAAAGCTTGGAGAAAAGCTAAAGTTATTCTCGCTGGTCCTGAAGTTAAATACACAAAGGTAGGTGATATTGTTTTGTTTCCTAGTAATCTAGGTATTACAGTAGCTAACATGGCTATTAAAGATTACGGTATTGTTAATAACGGCGTTTTCTTAAACGAAAATAGAATTTTTGGTATTTGTAAAGCAAAAAAAATAAATGATTGTACCACAACAGACGCTTGAAACATTACTGCTAAGTAATGTATTAGATATACGTTTTACACGTAGAATTCCTGTTGCAGGTAAGCCAGCAACACGAAGAATGCTATGTACTAAATCATTTGAATTGTTAAACTCTACAAATGGTAAAATTGTTTTGAATTATGTTCCTCCAAAACATAATAAAAAGGTTAATGAAGCTATCACCAATACATGCGTTGTATGGGATGTATTAATGCAAAATTATAGAGTTGTATCTGCTGATCAAGTAGATGTGTTGAGGGAAATGCCTGCTAATGACGAATTCTGGAAAACATTTAACGAAGAAATTCTACCTATGTCAACAGATCAAAAAATAAACTTTATGAACTCATGACATTAGAAATTTATAACAACATGTTACAAAGCCTACTACAGTCCAAGGTTGTATTTAAATGTGATAATAAAATTCTTAAAACTGGTAAATTAACATTGTTTAATATTAAGCAATATTTTATAAAGTTTTATATAGAAACGGATAAGAAAGAAAATAAAGTTTTAGAATTACCCTACCCATTCTTAATGAATTGTAGCGATAATGGTACATGCACTTTAAATTATAAAATTAGTTCTCTTTGTAATAACACACAACCAGTAATGAGCATATTAAAGACATGCAAGTCTAACTCATCTCATAAAATATATGATAGTGTAGTTAACATTATACCTTTAAATTAAAAGGAACTATGTTATAATAGGGTATATGCTTACCGGTCTACTTAGTAAATTTCCCGAGACATTTACCCCTAACAAATCACAAATAAAGCTCATAAAGAGTATAGAGCAGGCATTTGAAGAAGGTTATAAATTTGTCGTATGTAGCGCACCAACAGGTTCTGGTAAGTCATTTATTTCAAAAACTTTAGGTAATGACTCAAAAGATCCTTCAGAAAATTATATTGATCTTGTTAATTCATATCAGATATATAAACATAATAATGTAGGAGGTTATCAAAATGAAGCGGAGGACGAAAAACCTTTTGGTGCTTTTGCTCTTACAATTACTAAAGCTCTGCAAGATCAATATAAGGAGTTATTTGACGATGTAGATGTACTTAAAGGTAAATCAAACTATCAATGCAGCTATGATACCAACTTTACGGTAGAGAATGCACCGTGTGTTCATATCAAGAGTCTAAAGGAAGATTGCTGGAAGAAAAATAGTTGCCCGTATTATGATGCAAGAAATAAAGCTATTGTATCTAAGTTTGCGACATTAAACTATAATATGTTCTTCGCTCTACCAGCCCATGTTAAGCGTAAACAGTATATTGTCTGTGACGAAGCTTCAGAGTTAGAGGATCAACTCGTAAAAGAATTCTCATGTCAAGTTAATTTTGACTTTCTAAAGAAGTCGATGGTGATTATCAGACCATTTCCAAGTAATACGGATTATGGTAAAGTAGGTAAGTGGGTTAATACGCTATGTCAAGATATTGAAGAACGAGTAGAAGAGTTACGAGATGAAATTACAAATAAGAATGTAAAACGAACCCCTGTTGCTCTTAATGAGTGTAAAAATGAAGTTATTCTGCTATTGAATATTCATAGTAAACTTCGCGCTATTGTAGATACCTGGCACGATAGTGAATATCTTTTTGAGCGAGTAGCAAAAGGAATTAACTTTATGCCGCTTAAAGTTGATAAGCTATCTAGATATCTATTTGAATATGCTGATAAAGTAATCTTAATGTCAGCGACAATTATTGATCCTGCTAATTTTTGTAAAACACTCGGTATTGATAAGTTTAAATATATTGAAGCAGAATCAACATTCGATCCAAAGAAGGCTCCGATTTATGCTAACACAAAAATTAAACTAAACTATAATAACATGCAAGCAAATCTACCTAAGATTGCTGAACAGGTTAGGCAGATTTGCGAGCATCATGCTAGCGACAAGGGACTTATTCATACTCAGACAAACACGATTACAAAATATCTTCAAGATAATCTTAAATGTTCACGTATACTATATAGAGAACCAGGTGTGCGCAATGAAGAGATTTTAGATAAGCACTTTAAGTCTGATAGACCTACTATCATGGCTTCACCTTCTATGTCGTATGGTGTTGACCTGAAGGACGATCTAGCACGCTTTCAAATTATTATTAAAGCACCCTATTTACCAACCAATGACAAGCGTGTAGAGAGAATGATGAAGGTAGACTTTAATTGGTATACAAATAAAATGCTTAGTTCTTTAATTCAAGCTTGTGGTCGGGGTGTAAGATCTAATAAAGATCATTGTGTAACGTATATTCTTGATGCTGCTATTGTAGAGAATATCGTTAAGTATAAGCATAAGATTCCAAAATACTTTTTAGATAGATTCGTGTAGACTAAATATACACAGTGAAAGACTACACGTATTCGTTCGAAATAAAAGACTTACTCACGCAATTTGTTGCGGCGTTTGATGATGTTATCATAAAAAGGTATGATAAAAATAGAAGCGTTAAAGAGGAAATAAATGTTCGTTATGTTCTAGCTCCTAAACAGCGTGTAATGTATGATATTGTTAATAAAGCACAAAATCTAACATTACCCGTCGTTGCTGTAAACATGACAAGTATTTCACGTGATACCTCAAGAGTGTTCAATAAGCTCGATAGTGTATATAATCCTCTAAGTGAGACAAATAATACAAACGTTAAGACGCCAGTACCTATTAATATTGAAGTTAGTATGTCAATACTTGCTAGATATTTACAAGATATGGATCAGATTTTATCTAATTTTGTACCATACAATAACCCGTACATTATACTTTCGTGGAAAGAACCCTCCTTAAACCCTTCTCAGGTTGTAGAAATTAGATCAGAGGTGTTATGGGGCGGTACGATTAATCTCACCGAGCCAACGGATACGAGTTACTCTGATAAATTTAGAATCGTAGCTGATACGTCGTTTACCATCAAAGGTTGGTTGTTTAAAAATCAAAATGATCTTTCAACACCAATATATTTTGCGAATACAAACTTTATACCTGTAAACAAAGATCTAATTATAGATATAGACAATTATAACTTTAAATATAAAACTCTTTCAGCTGAAGCTATTAATATACCTGAAATTGAAACCGTCAGTCTATCTGCTATACCTGTGTTTACTAACATATACTATAAACTATCCGGTGAAGGTAAACTTCATGAAGTTGTTAGTAATTTTAAAATTAATAATAAGTTTATTAATAAATTTGTAATATACGGTAATAATTTTAACCACACTACTGCTGTACTACTCAGTACAAATAAAGTATTATCTGGTACGCAAGTAAGTCTATCTTCTAAATACACCGGATCTGCAACCGGTTATACTTTAAGCTCACAATACTATAAGGTACTTACTGATAATATTTTAACCATATCTTTACCTAAACTCTCTGGTACGAGTAATTTTAACTTTATTATTAGTAACGATGCAGG